CAAGTTTAGCTGCAATTCCCGTAGGCATATTACCAATACGCCCTAACTGCCTAACTAGGCTGTTAATAGTTACAACAGCGTCCCTAGCATTCGTGCGTTGTGATATAATATCGTCTGCGTTTTCTTCTTGTAATCTTAAACTTAGCTTAGAAGTGGCATCTAGTACTTTTTGTACTGAAGGTGCGGGTTGTGTTAAACCTAACTCACTAGGCTCTACAAACTTTTCTAGTTCTTCATCGTAAACCTTACCGTTTAGAAACCTATATGGTTTAATTTCACCTTTAATGTTAACCCAAGCCTCTATTTTAGCTTTTTGTCCCGTTACATAACTTTCAAAAAATTCATCTGTAGACTTAGCTAAATCAGCCTCATCAAACTCTTTAGAGCTAATACCAGCAGCTAAAGCTCGTTGTCTTCTTTGACCCGGAGTCTGTGAAGGTGTACGAGCAATCTGCTCTTTTCGTATTTCCTTAGCTATTTCTGCTATTTCTTCTGGACTAGTAGACACTCTTACAGACCTTGCTAAATCAGGCATACCAAGTGTTTCTGCGGTCTGGGCAACAGACCTCTTTTGTCTTCCTAAAAGTTGACTTTCTATTAGCTGCTTATTGCTGCCACTATCGACTTCTGCCGCCAATTGATCCGCTTGTGCCTTTTGTCTGGTAGAAACAGATTGAGAAGCAGATTCAAAAGTTTGAGCTAAAGCTGCCTTACCCTCTATAGCATATTTTTGTGCAATTGCCAGTAGTTGCCTAGGGTCATTAGCGTACTGCTGTAGTAACTGCTGTGCTTCAGCTTCCTCTTCTGCTTTTCTACGGTTAGTCAACATACCGCCTATTCCAGCACCAACACTAGCAATACCACCGCCCATAAGTTGACCAGTAGTCGCCCCTGATTGGGCTAAAATTGAACCTATATTAGTAGCCATCTTATTTATCCTCTATCTTTAATTAAAAGGGTTAAAGTCAAAACCACTACTAAGTAACCCGCCTAGACCAGAGCCTAGACCACCATAGATACCACCGTACATATTAGCCAGCGCGGCCCTTTGACCAACAAGTCCAGAAATATTAGCCATCTGCGCTTCTAAACCAAGCTCACCTTGTTGTCTACGTGCTACGTCTGCCAAAGACGCTACGTTGAGTGCTGGAGAGAACGCTGACAGCATAGCCGCCTGTGGTACGTAAGCACCCTGAAGTGCACCTAATCCCATCTGTTGCTGACCAGACTCAAGTGCCTGCTGTTGTGCCGTAAGACCAGAGCCTAAAGTAGTAAACTGTGCCCCAAGAGCCGCTTGTTGTTGTTGCTCTGCTTGTGCTTGTTGTATAGCCATCAAGGATGCTTGGTTCTGAGCTTCTGCTTGTGCTTTAGACATTGCAAACTGCTCTGGTGTACCACCAAACATAGATGTCTGTACACCCATACGACCTTGATTAAACAAACGCTCTTCTAAGGCAAGCCTCTGTCTTTCTTCTTCACCAAGCTGTGTAGCCCTAATGCGGTCATACACCTCTTGTTCTCTGTCGGCCATAGGCAGTCCGTAGTTACCGGCTTGGGCTGTAAACTGTTGACCAACGCCCAGCGCCTGTTCTCGCGCACTGCCTAATTCCATGTAGTTTGCTGGAGTATTAGCAAATCTAGACAGGGCACTAGCCTCTAGCTCGTCTTGTAAAGCTTGACCAGTAGGATTTAGAGAAAACTGAGTGCCGCTTGCTGACGCAGTAACCCCACCTGTTGGCCCCGACACGGTAAACGGCCTAAATGAAACATTAGGAGCCGACGCTTGTGGAATAGGCTGAGTATAGAGACTCTCAATGTTACTAGGAACAAAGGCCTCTACAATATCGCTTAAAAACCCCATTAGTAACTACTCCTATTTTTATCATAATTCATCATATCGTTTTACCTAATAGTGCTAATACGTTCATTTCCTGTATAGACAAAGCAAAGCCGTTAATGTCTGTCTCAAGGCCCACGTTAATTACAGATCCATACCCTGTTGTGTTTAGTGAGTTCCTGCTTATAGTAATTCCTTCAGCAGAAAAGTCAGCGTCAGTATATTCAGACTGACCGTAAAAACCGGGAATATCACTGCTTGTCCTAAAAGTACTAGAACTGGTATCTGTTGAAAAGTCATAAGACCACTTTAGGAAAATATCTGAGTTGTTTCCTCCAAGCAAAGTAGGTCTAATCTTTTTTAACATCTTAATCTTTGCTGGATCACCAAACGTAAGGCCCGGACTAAAGTACCTAAAGCGGTAAGACTTTCCGTTGTCTCTGTAGTTGTCATACTTACCTAAGCCATCTACACACCCTATGTATATATCACCGTTCCTATCTCTTTGGAACGACTTAAAGTCAACACTGGGCCAACGAGTAACTCTGTACGCTCCGTTCTCTAGCGTTGCTCTTATGTCAAAGCAGTACACTAAATTAAGATCAGCAAAACACAAAAGATAAAAGTAGTTCTCAGGGCTGTACACAGTACTAACAGGTTTAGTAGTAGCCAATGTATTAGCAATTAACTCTTGCTTTATGTTTCTGCTCAAGTCAGTAATAGGTAGAGACTTTTCTTGTATAGTTCTACCTAGTCCTCTTAGACCTGTAGGAGTTAAAAACAAAAGGTCTGTTCCTATGTCTTGTATACTATTTCTGTCTACACAACCTACACCAGCAATGGTGTCATGGATAGCCATAGATGCAGGACTGTCTGCCCCACTGTAAACAATTATATTATTCTCACCAAAGACAATAAGAAAGTTATTGTGTGCGGCAAGAGCTACAACTTTATCAAACCCATTAGGCCATGCCTTAGCTACATCTATAGATCCGCTAGAGCCACTACTAAAGTTGTGTCCTACTAACAAGTCAGACCAATAAATAATACTATCATTAGTCGCATTACCTACAACAAACAACCTACCATAAGCAGCAAGAACTTCATTAGAATACTGACTAGCTGTTACATGAGCGCCAGATACACTAGACATTTTAGTTACTGCCCCTAGTGAGTGGCTATAGACTAAAGGCTCATAACCTCGTTGAAAGAAGTAAGCATGATCGTTAAAGTTTACAATCTTCCAATCGTTAGCTGAAATTGTATATGACCCCGGAGAAGCATCCACTAGTGTCGTAGTGCCTTTCATAATCTTATTGTTACCAGTACTAAAGATTACTTCGTTACCGGCACTATCATAAAACTCGTGTATCTTATGTAGGTAGTCTGTACCTAGTACCGTTTTGTTTGTACTTAAAACAGTGTTACCTTTACGTGAAGCTAAACGACCACGCCTGTCAATGATAGCGTTATCAGCAACTTCTGCAAAAGCAGTATCCTGTGCTATAGGAGAATCCTCAGTGTTGATCCCCATAAAAGCAGGAGCAACTAAGTTAATACTCTGTAGTGGCTGGGCCATGCTTACTCCTACGGTGTGTACCAGATGGTTTCGTCAGGGTGCTTCTGTGCATCCATAGCGATTGCATCTGATAGGTATTTGTCAGCTATAGCAAAGTACTCAGGGGTAGATGTACCGCCTGTCTCGCCACGTTCACGAGCTAACAGAGCTACTGCCATGTGAATAACAGGCTGACTAGGAATAGCAAGAGTGTCTGCATCAACAGACAAAGGAACATTCCTAATTACCATCTTAGTTTTAATAGAGTAAACACCATCAGGTTTAGGATACACATCAATCTGTGAGTCACCGTTAGAATCAACACTGTTGTAAGTGTAAAAAGAAGGTGTACCAGATGCAGGTGTTCCTATTAGATACTTTTCGTCAATCCAAGACTGAGGACGATACTCCATAATTATATTAGATGTATCGTTAACCATAGTCAGTACTTTACCGTAGTCCTGTGAACCTGTAAGAGAATACGTGTAGTCATCTGCGGCAGTAGTAATCGTAACAGTAGACCTAAGCTGTGACCAATCCCAAGTATTTTCCATTAGTGTCTTAGCGTCGTTAATATAGTCACCAACCATAGTGCTATACGTATTAGCGTACACAGTTGTTACTTCGTCCTCTCGCAAACGTCTAAGGACATTGTTTACTAAATTTAAGTATGTCATGCTAAATAGTCCTTAAATAAGCCGTCCATTGAGTTAACTTTAGGCTGTCTTGCTGAACGATATTGTTCTAAATAATTTACGATAGGGAACTGCATTGCGGCAAGTAGTGCTGGATCTCCAAATCCCGGCATACCTATATTCTGTGGCTCAAACATATTTGTACCACCTCTAAAATTAAAGCCGCCACCGCCGCCACCGCCCCCGCCACCACCGTCATCGGGCGGTAATACAGTAGTTGGAGGCACCACAGTCTCTTGTAATACAGTAGTTGGTGTAACAACAGTCTCTGGTAATACAGTAGTTGGTGTGACAACAGTCTCTGGCGGCAACACAGTAGTAGGTGGTACAACAGTCTCAACAACTGGAGGTGTTACCGTTGGTGTAACAACAGTCTCTGGTGTAACAACAGTCTCTGGTGTAACAACAGTTGAATCTATAGTACTTTGATCTATAGTAGTTGCATCTC